GATGTTGAAACACTCCCCACGTGGTGCAGGCTGAATAATCTGCGCGGTTGTTCTTTTCAAAGGCTGTATCCCAGCTTTGTATCAAGTAATCACAGGAAGGAGGGGTCTCTTCAGTCCAAATCCTCCACATATCCCGCTTAATGATGGCGCTTTCGTTGCCGGTGGGGTTTTGTTGGTACTGCGCCTCCCATTTAGCGGCAGGAATCTCAGCTTTAATAGCCTCAAGCTCTTCTTTTTTCCAGAATCCGGGCCACAAAGGGGTTCCTGACGGCAAAATTGCGGGAAATTCAATGACCCCCCACACCTTTTCTTTTTCCCATACCCCGGGGGTATATATTTTTTTGTTTAAACTGCTTGCGAACGTTCGTGAGAACGTTTAAACTCTCCGCATGACTGAGCGCAGACAACTCGTATTGGACTTCATCAAGGCTTACATTCGTATCCACGGCATAGCGCCGTCTTACGAAGTTATTGCCAAGGGTCTTGGTATGAAGTCAAAGGCCAATATCCACAGGATCATTCATAGATTGCAAGCTGACGGCTTCCTTACGACAAAGCCACACAAGTTTCATTCCATCAAGATTGTCGACCGCAGTGTTAGAGAGATGGCCTCCCTGTGACGTTACTCACCCGTACAGAGATTGGTGAGTATTTGTCCATTGTGGACACGTTGCCTGAAGCTGAGAGAAACAAGGTTTACAGGTTGTTGGAGTTGGACAGGGTCGAGCGTTGTCGGGAGAACTACCTGTACTTTGTCACCCAGATGTGGCCCGGGTTTATTTCGGGTAAACACCATCAGATCATGTCAGATGCTTTTGAGCGTGTTGCTTCAGGGGATCTTAAGCGTTTGATCATCAACATGCCTCCCCGGCATACAAAATCAGAGTTTGCGTCATATCTGTTGCCATCATGGTTTCTTGGTAAGAACCCCGCAAAGAAGATCATCCAGACTGCCCACACCGCAGAGTTGGCTGTCGGTTTTGGGCGCAAGGTCAGGAATCTTGTGTCTTCTGAGGCTTATGGGAAGGTGTTTGACACCAAGCTGTCGTCGGACTCAAAAGCCGCAGGACGCTGGAACACTGACGCAGGTGGGGATTACTTCGCTATTGGCGTTGGAGGAGCGGTAACTGGTAAAGGCGCAGATGTATTGATTATTGATGACCCACATTCTGAGCAGGAAGCAAGACAAAACAACCCCGCAGTGTTTGATTCTGTGTATGAGTGGTACACATCCGGCCCGCGCCAGCGTCTACAGCCCGGCGGGGCCATCATTATTGTGATGACACGATGGTCTAAACGAGATCTGACCGGGCAGATCCTCAAAAACTCGGAAAAAGAAGGTGTAAACGACTGGGAAGTGATAGAGTTCCCTGCAATTTTGCCGTCAGGCACTCCTTTATGGCCCGGATTCTGGAAAAAAGAGGAACTTGAGGCTATTAAGGCCGAGATTCCTGCCGCCAAATGGGAAGCGCAGTATCAACAGAACCCAACCGGCAACGAAAGCGCAATTATTAAGAGAGATATGTGGAGGATTTGGGCTGAAGAGACTCCCCCTCCTTGTGATTACTTGATACAAAGCTGGGACACAGCCTTTGAGAAGAACAACCGCGCAGATTATTCAGCTTGCACCACGTGGGGAGTGTTTCAACATGCCGACGAGCAGGGGAACTTAAAGCCCAACATCATTGTTTTAGATTCGTTTAAACAGCGTATGGAGTTTCCAGAGCTTAAACAAAAAGCTTTGGAGATGTGGAAGGAATGGAACCCAGACACATTGATCATTGAGAAGAAGGCCGCTGGCGCTCCGCTGATATATGAGCTTCGGATGATGGGAATCCCTTTACAGGAGTTCACACCAAGCAAAGGAAACGATAAGATAGCGCGTGTAAACGCAATATCAGACCTGTTTGCATCTGGCGTGGTCTGGTGTCCAGAAACCCGCTGGGCCGATGAGTTAATGGAAGAACTCGCAGCTTTCCCTTATGGCGACAACGATGACCTTGTTGACTCAACCAGTCAGGCGCTGATTCGTTACCGGCAGGGCGGGTTTATTGGAATAGATTCAGATGAGCAAGAAGAAGTCAGGTACTTCAAGGGCCGTAGAACCGAACGGTATTACACAGTTTAAGGATTAAAAATGGCAACAAGTTCAATGGATAAAGGTTTGTACGCAGCCCCTCTGGGTATTGAGCAAGAGATGGACGCTCCCATTGAGATTGAAATTGAAGATCCTAAGTCAGTCAGTATTGGGATTGGGGATCTTGAAATCAACATGGAGCCAGAGGAAGAGAACTCCGACACCTTTGATGCAAACCTTGCGGAGTACATGGACGATGCTGACATTGCAAGCTTATCTTCTGACCTGATTGATGACTTTGACAAAGACACCCGAGACCGCAGAGATTGGATTCAAACCTACGTCGAAGGCTTGAAACTTCTTGGCCTGCGTTATGAAGAGCGCACAGAACCTTGGGCAGGAGCCTGCGGGGTATTTCACCCAATGCTGACCGAGTCTGTTGTTAGATTTCAGTCTGAAGGTATTACAGAGACATTCCCAGCAATGGGGCCGGTCAAAACAAAAATCATCGGCAAAGAGACTCCACAGGCTGAAGAAGCTGCGCAAAGAGTCCAAGAGGACATGAACTATCAGTTGACCGAGGTAATGACTGAGTACCGCCCAGAGCATGAAAAACTGCTGTGGTCATTGCCTATCACCGGCTCGGCTTTTAAAAAGGTCTATTACGACCCATCAAAAGGCCGTCAGATGGCTGTATTCATCCCCGCAGAGGATTTGGTTGTTCCTTATGGCGCAAGAGATATTGAGTCTTCAGAGCGTGTTACCCACGTAATGCGCAAGACCAAGAACGAGGTTTTAAAGCTTCAGGAGTCTGGTTTTTACCTAGATGTTGAACTTGGCGACCCCGGCTATGAGCTTGACGATGTTGAAAAGCAAAAATCAGAAGAAAGCGGCATGTCTGCTATTCAAGATGATCGCTACCGCATTCTTGAAATGCACGTAGACATTGACCTTAAAGGCTTTGAGCATGAAAACGACGAGGGCAAGAAGACCGGAATCGCCCTGCCTTACGTCATTACAGTTGAGAAAAGCACCGGAGAGATTCTTTCAATAAGGAGAAATTGGTATGAGGGAGATGAGCTTCACATCAAGCGACAGCACTTTGTCCATTACCAATACATCCCCGGTGATGGATTTTACGGTTATGGTCTTATCCACCTTATCGGGGGCTACGCAAAATCTGCAACCATGCTCATCCGACAACTTGTTGATGCTGGCACGTTATCTAACTTACCCGGAGGTCTTAAATCTCGCGGCTTACGCATTAAGGGAGACGACACCCCCATCCAGCCCGGAGAGTTTAGAGACGTAGATGTTCCTTCCGGCAGCATCCGGGACAACATACTACCCCTGCCGTACAAGGAACCAAGTCAAGTTTTGTTTGCACTATTTCAGAACATAGTTCAAGAAGGCCGGGCGTTTGCGTCGAGCGGCGACATGAACGTGTCTGATATGAGCACTAACGCCCCAGTAGGTACAACACTAGCTCTGTTGGAGCGCACACTTAAGGTGATGACAGCGGTGCAAGCGCGACTGCACTACACCATGAAGCAGGAGTTCCGCCTACTTAAAAGCATCATTGCTGACTATACGCCCGAGGAGTATGACTATGAGCCTGAAGACGCGGGCCGTAAGGCCAAGAAATCGGACTATGACAGCACAGATGTTATTCCTGTCAGCGACCCAAATGCAGCAACAATGGCGCAGAAAATTGTCCAGTATCAAGCTGTTCTTCAATTGGCTCAGTCTGCACCACAGCTATATAACTTACCTTTGTTGCATCGCCAGATGATTGAGGTGTTGGGTATTAAGAATGCCAACAAGTTAGTGCCTGTAGAAGACGACCAAGTGCCAACCGACCCAGTGCAGGAGAACCAGAACCTGTTGATTATGAAGCCGGTCAAGGCGTTTATTGAGCAGAACCACGAGGCGCATATTCAGGCGCACATGGCAGCGATTCAGAATCCAAAGATTCAACAGTTGATGCAGATGAACCCGCAAGCTCAGGCAATCATGGCAGCAGCTATGGCGCACATTAACGAGCACATTGCGTTTGAGTATCGCAAGCAGGTTGAGATGGCGATTGGTACACCACTGCCAACAGAAGAGCAGAACAAACAAGTGTCTCCAGAGTTGGCGGATCGTATTGCAATGCTTACTGCGCAGGCGTCCCAGCAGTTGACTCAGCAGGCACAACAGCAAGCCCAGCAACAACAGGCTCAACAGCAGATGCAAGATCCGATTGTTCAGATGCAGATGCAAGAGTTGCAGATCAAACAGGGCGAGTTGCAGCTTAAACAGCAGAAGCAACAGATTGATGCTGCGGCGAAAGCGGATCAGATCCGTATTGAAGAAGCACGTATCGCGGCCCAAAAGGAGATCGCTGCTATGCAGGTTGGCGCACAAGCCGCTGCAAACAAAGACAAGTTAGCAAGACAGCAAGAGACTGAAGGAATGCGTATGGGTATTGACGCTGCCAAACACAAAGCGCAGGTAGCCGTACAGCAAGCGCAACGGGCGGCGCAACGAAACCAGCCTAGCAACAAGAAGGAAAATAAATGAACTCACAAGCGCTTACATACCTCCTCAAAGAAATTGACAAGTTACGCGAGGATCAGGCCATTTTTTTAAGTGGCGGTGGCGCTAAGGATTTTGCCGAGTATCGGCACGTTTGCGGAGTTATTCGTGGTCTAACTCATGCAGATCAAATTGTCAAAGACCTTGCGAAAAAACTGGAGTATTCTGATGACTGAATTTGATGTCGCTGCGGTAGATTTGTCTGGCATTCTTAACACGAGTGCAGAGGATAAAGCAAAGCAGTTGCCTGATCCTAAAACTTTTCGACTTCTGTGCGTCGTTCCTGAAGCAATGGAAGAGTTTGCAGATAGTGAAATAGGTATTGTTAAATCAAACCAATCCATGTACTACGAAGAAGTACTAACCCCAGTACTGTTTGTAGTCAAGTTAGGCCCTGATGCCTATACAGACACCGTTCGGTTCCCTAGTGGGCCGTCGTGCAAGGAAGGTGACTTTGTCATCGTCCGACCCAATTCAGGCACCCGTCTGAAGATTCATGGTCGTGAATTCAGGATCATCAACGATGATTCGGTCGAAGCGGTTGTGGAAGACCCCCGTGGTATTACACGAGCAGCATAAGGAGTAACACATGGCAACGCAAAAGTTTGAAGACACGTATGAGTTTCCTGACGAGAAAGCAGAGAAAGCTGCTGCTGAAGACAAGTTTGAGATTGAAATCGTAGACGATACGCCGCCTGCTGACCGTGGGCGCAAGCCTATGAAAGAACCAGTAGAAGATCCAACTGATGAAGAGTTAGCTACCTACGACGAGAAGGTTCAAGCACGGATGAAGAAATTCACCCGTGGCTACCACGACGAACGTCGCGCTAAAGAAGAAGCCGTGCGTGAACGCGAAGCGGCTGAAAACTTTGCCAAACAAGTCTACGAAGAGAACAAAAAGCTTCAACAACAGCTTTCTAGTGGTAGTAAAGTATTTATTGAGCAGTCTCAATCCACTGCCCAGTTAGAGCTTGATTCTGCCAAAAAACGCTACAAAGAAGCCTACGAGAACGCCGACGTTGACGCACTAACTGAAGCTCAAGCTGAGATAGCAAAAGCTACTCTCAGGATAGATAAAGCCTCTGGGATGAAGCCCATTGAGGTTGATGAACGCGAGTTTCAAGCCGCACAGCCAGAACAACCAAAGATGACCCCTCGCACTAAAAAGTGGGTTGAACACAACAATGATTGGTGGGGTGTTGACGACGAAATGACTATGGCTGCAATGGGGATTGACAGGAAGTTGCAGAAAGAGTATGGTGCGGACTATGTAGGTACTGAAGAGTACTTTCAAACCATCGATAAAACGATGCGCAAAAGATTTCCTGAACACTTTGATAGTGAACAGAGCTATGAGGAAGACGATCCGCCTCCTAATAAAAGAACGTCAGAACCGGTTGTTGAGGATGATGAACCCCCACGCCGTGCAACACGAATTACTTCGCCTGTGGCTCCTGCCGCACGAAGTACACCGCCTACTCGCATTCGCTTAAAGGCATCTGAAGTTGAGACTGCGCGTCGCCTTCAAGTGCCCATTGAGGAATATGCTAAACAGGTTGCTTTACTTAGAAGAGGTTCTTAATCATGGAAAATATCGAAACAAAAAAACCGCAAAATCGTATGGATCGTGCATTGGATACTAGGGCTGCTAACTTCAGACCATCGTCTTGGCAAGCTCCTGAAACTCTGCCTCAACCAGAAGATAGACCCGGTTGGAAACATCGTTATGTTCGTTTAAGCACCAATGGTCAGTCTGATCCATCAAATATTTCTTCTAAGTTACGTGAAGGATACGAACCCTGCAAAGCAGAGGACTATCCTGAACTCATGATGCACGCCGCTATTGAAGGTCGCTTTAAAGGTGGTATTGAAGTAGGTGGTTTGTTACTCTGCCGTATTCCAGCCGAATTTATGGATCAACGTGAAGCTCACTTTGCAAAAATAAACAAAGCACAAATGGAATCGGTAGACAACACCTACATGAAAGACAACGATCCACGGATGTCAAAATTCGCGGAACGTTCGTCTAAGGTCACATTTGGCACAGGTTCTTAAATTTTTTTAAAAGGAGTCTTAAATGGCTTATCCAGTAGTTGACGCCCCTTACGGGCTAAAACCATTGAATTTGATTGGTGGTCAAGTATTTGCTGGGAGTACTCGTATGTACCCCATCCAATACGGCTATGCCACTGACATTTTCTATGGCGATTTCGTTGTACTATCGCGTGGTAATGTAACCCGTGCTTCAGTTTCTACTGGCACTGGTTTAAACCAAACGGTTGGTATTTTCTTGGGTTGTACTTTCACCAATCCTTTAACTAAGCAAAAGCAATTCAACCAATACTGGCCTTCAGGAACCCTTGCAGGTGATTGCCAAGCTTATATATCGGACGATCCTGATGCTGTGTTTAAAGCGGTTGTATGTTCCGCCACTACCGCTATTGCTTCCGCTGCTATGGCTATGATTGGTACTAACCTATCTGCTATTAACAATACGGGTAGCACAACCACTGGCAATTCTGCTAACGCAGTTTTAGCCCCCTCAGCTACTCCTGTAACAACCACCTTGCCTTTGCGTTTGGTTGGCTTGGTACAAGAATCTGCTATTTCAGTAAGTGCAACTGGCTCTTCATCTTCTACAACTATTACCTTAACTGGTTCTGGTTTGCCTAGCGCAATCCCTGTTGGAACAGATGTGGCTTATGTTGCAGCAAACGGACAAATCATTCAAACAGGTTCTTTTGTAACCACCGCTGCTTCAGCCGCTGCAACGTCAGTTACGATTAACTCTGCAATTGCAGTCCCCGGCAGTGTTACCGCTATTCCTAGCGCATCCACTATTGTGTTTATCCAGTACCCCGAAGTTTTGGTTAAGTTAAACCAAGGCTTGCATGGTTACTACTCTGCCACTGGCGCTTAAGGAGTTACTTAAATGGCTATTTCACGTGCACAACTACTTAAGGAACTCTTGCCCGGACTGAATGCTTTGTTTGGTATGGAGTACGCTCGCTACGGTGAGCAACACAAAGAGATCTACGAAACAGAGACCTCTGAGCGTTCCTTTGAAGAAGAAACCAAACTGTCTGGCTTCTCAGCCGCACCTGTCAAAAACGAGGGTTCTGCCATCGCTTATGACAATGCTCAAGAGGCATGGACTACCCGCTACAACCACGAAACCATTGCTTTGG